ACGACGACGACATCTCTCAGGTGATCGCGGAGATCCGAAACCTCGGCTCGGTCGACATGATCGTGATCGACACGCTGGCGCAGGTGACCCCCGGCGCCAACGAAAACACCAGCGAGGATATGGGCCGCGCACTGCGCAACATTAACCTGCTGCACGAGGCCATTGGCGCCATGAACCTCGTCGTCCACCACGCGGGCAAGGACTTGTCGAAGGGGTCGCGCGGCTGGTCCGGCCTGAAGGCTGCGGCCGACGTGCAGATTGAGGTGCTGCGCCACGAGAACGGCGACCGCGAGATCATCATCGAGAAGATGAAGGACGGCGAGGACGGCGTTCGATACCCGTTCAAGCTGGAGGTGATCGACGTAGGCATTGACTACGACGGCGACGTCATCACGAGCTGCGTCGCGGTCGAGACCGAGCTGTCGACACCGGCCGGGAACCCGGCGGATCGCAAGGAGGTCAAGCGGCGCGGACGTGTAGAAAATCACCTATTGGAAATTATGACCGTGTTTGGCAGCGACAGTATCGTCAGTGCCGTAGACCTGATCGACCGCGCCGTGGCCGATTTGCCTGCGCCAGAGGCCGGCAAGCGCGACACCCGCAGACAGTCAGTTGTCCGGGCAATTCAGACACTTAGCAAAGAGAAGGACGGCCCGCTGCGCATGGAAGGCGGAAAGATTATCTTCTACGAGTAAAAAACTGCAAATGGGGTGTTGCAATGCTGAATTGCATATGCGAGAGAGGGTCATCAGCAACGCAGGAGACACCCGAAATGACGAAAGCCGCAAACTATTACACGCTCGGCAAGGGCCGCGCGGTCGTCTGCATCGAGATCATCGACGCAGGTCGCCGCGTCCAGCTCGCCGAGCATCAGGTCGACGGGAAGCGCGCCGCGCGTGCCGTGGCTGCACAGTACGACGCAACCCCGTGGAACTTTTGACATGACTGACATCTGGGAACTGTTCCGCGAGGAAGAAGAGCGCCGCGTTCAGGAAGAGCGCGAGCTGATTGCCGCCGAAGACGCCGCATGGGTCGCACTGCCACAGGCCGAACGCGACCGCATCATTGCCGAGCGCGAGGCCAAGTGGGAGGCCCTGCCTGACGAGCCAGAAACGGACGATGAAGATGAAGAGGAGGACGACGATGATGAATGACCGCAGTTACCTGCGCACACTGAGCGACCGCGAGTTGATGGAACTCGCGACAGCCGATAGTGAGCTGGCACTTGTGCTGGCCGAGCGCCTCGAAGAGGCACGCAACAACAGCCCCGTGTATGGAGACGACGCATGAGCGCCCGCCGCTTTGCACTGGTCGCACTGGCCGCGATAGCTCCGTATGTCGTGGTTTACGCCGCTACAGCGTTTTCGCTTTGGCAGGCAAACCCCGAACATTGGGACGCCTCAGCTCGCGGCCTAGCTGTCTGGGTCGCGGTATCAGCTAGTATGTTTTTTGCACCAATGACGGCCATTTTTCCGGGAGACGACGCATGACCTACCGCATCGAAATCACAGCAGACAGCCTCACCGAACTTGCCGGCCGCGTACTGGCGCTGTCCGCGCAGTTGCAGACGACCGTACCCGTGTTCGTGCATCACGCCAGCGCGGCGCCCGCCAAAGACCCGACACCAGCCAAGACCGCCGCGAACGAGATTGTGGCGCTGATGGCTGCAGCCGCCGAGCCTGTTGCGGAAGATGCCGCACCTGAAGTTCGCGAAAATCCTGTCGCCGCACTCGACTTCGACACCGAAGTGGCACCGCACGTGCTGGAACTCGTCAAGGCCAAGGGCAAGCCGGCAGCGCAGGAGATCCTGAGCCAGTTTGGCGTCGAGAAGGCGTCGCTGCTCGACCCGGTTCGCTGGCCTGAGCTGGTCGCCACGCTGAAGGGGGCACTCTGATGGCGCACGCCAAGCTGAGCCCGTCGGGGGCGCACCGCTGGCTGCGCTGCCCCGGCAGCGTCGTCCTTGAGGCTCCGTACCCGGACACGAGCAGCATTTACGCCCGTGAAGGCACCGCCGCGCACGAGCTGTCCGCCATGGTCCTCGAGAACGAGGATGCAGACGCGCAGGGCTACGTCGGCTACAAGATCGAGTTCGACGACAACGACGAAGTCGTGCAGTGGCTCGTCACGAAAGACATGGCCGACTACGTCGACGACTACGTCAAGCTCGTGCGCGACATGGCCGAGGGCAAGACGCTCTTGGTCGAGCGTCGGTTGCCCATCGACCACCTGACCGGCGAGGACGGGGCCACTGGCACCAGCGACGCCGTGATCGTGGACACGACGGGGAACAACCTGACCATCATCGACCTGAAGTACGGCATGGGCCGCGTCGTTGCGCAGGATAACCCGCAGCTCATGATGTACGCCCTCGGTGCCTTGGAGGAGTATTCCATTCTGGGCGACTTCGCTACCATCAGCATGTACATCCACATGCCGCGCCTGAACTTCGTCAGCGAGTGGCACGTGCCGACCGAGGAGCTGCTGGCCGACGGTGAAGACATCCGCAAGGGGGCGCAGATGTGCCGCGCGGCCGAGGACGAGGATCCGACGACCCTGAGCGAGTTCCTTGAGCCGGGCGAGGCGCAGTGCCGGTTCTGCAAGGCCAAGTCGACGTGCCCGGCGCTGCGCGCCGAGATGACGGACGTGGTGGGTGGCGACGCGGCGTGCACGCTTGACGAGTTTGCGGAGTTCTTGCCTGAGACGGTCGACACCGCCACCGGCGACAACTACCTGCCGATGGCCATGGCCAAGGTCGATCTGGTCGAGGCGTGGTGCAAGTCGGTCCGCGCCGAGGTCGAGCGTCGCCTGCTTGCCGGGCAGAAGGTCGACGGCTACAAGCTGGTCGAGGGCAAGCGCGGCAACCGCAAGTGGGGCAGCGAGGCCGAAGTCGAGGGCCTGCTGAAATCGTTCCGCATGCGGCAGGATGAGATGTATGACTTCAGCCTGATCTCGCCGACGACTGCCGAGAAGGTATTAAAGCAAAACCCCACGCGCTGGGCCAAGGTCAAAGAGCTGATCACCCAGAGCACGGGCAAACCATCTGTGGCACCCGCCACGGATAAGCGGCCAGAACTGGTCGTTCCATCGGTCGCTGCAGATTTCAGCGACCTCATCAACTGACAACTGGAGATTTGATATGACTGCCAAGACACAAATCATGCTGAAGAACGTCGTCCTCGCGTTCCCGTCGATTGCCGAGCCGCAGGCCTTCGGTGAAGGCGAACCGGCCTATGGGGCAAAGTTCCCCATCAAGCCGAACTCCGAACACCACAAGGCCATCGAAGCCGCCATTCTCTTGGTCGCCAAGGAGGAGTGGAAGGACAAGGCGGACAGCGTACTTGAGATGCTGGTCGACGACGGCAAAGTTGCCTTCACCAAGAAGGTCTACAAGTCGAAGAAGACCGGCGACGCATACGCGGGTTTCGAGGGCATGCACTACCTGTCCAGCCGCAACGCCAAGACCCAGCCTACCGTGTTCGACAAGTACGGTGAGCCTGTCGTCGGCAAGGCTGCCATCGAGCAGCAGGCGCACAGTGGCGCCGTGGCCAACGCCTCGCTCGAAATCTGGGCGCAGGACAACAAGTGGGGTCGCCGCATCAACTGCTCGCTGCGCGGCGTCATGCTGACCGGCGAGGGCGAGAGCTTCGGTGGCGGATCGGCTCCGGCCGGCGCTGACGAGTTCGCGGCGTTCGCCAAGGCCAAGGCCGACGCGGCAGACATCCTGTGATCGAAGCCGGTCACAACGCGGCCGACGACCGGCTGCGGCTCCTGATCGAGCGTGTTGAGACGCTCGAAGAGGAGAAGAAGGGTGTCATGGACGACATTAAGGACGTCTACGGCGAGGCGAAGGCCGTCGGCTATGACGTCAAGATCCTGAAGCAGATCGTCCGTCTGCGGAAGATGGAGGCCGACGACAGGCGCGAGATGGAGACCATTCTCGACCTGTACAAGGCGGCCCTTGGCATGGATCTGCTGTAGGGCTATAGGGCGGGCGCGGGCGGTGAGCCGTCCGTGCCCTCCTTTCAGGCGGGCCGTGCTGCGCGTGGGGTGTCCCTCCCTTCGTTGCTGATAACTTCGCGGCACGGCCCACCTGAACGGAGGGACCAACATGAAACGCACAATTCCAGAAATCCGCGAACTGATCGCCGCCTTGACCGAGGAGAGCAAGGTGCTCGCCCGGCGGCAGCTCTACATCGCGCAGAAGATCAACAAGCTGGCGCAGGAGACGCGCCGCCGGAGCTACGACCGCGCGCCGGTGACCAGTCGCCGCGTGACGGCGGCGGTGCGGGCGTCTGTGCGCCAGATGGCCGCCGACTTCCCCGACATGTCCTACCAGTCGCTGGCGGAGGCGCACGACATCAACATCGGCCGTGTCAGCGAGACACTGCACGGGAAGCGTTGATGTCGACGCTGTGGCTGGACCTCGAAACCTACAGCACGACCCCCATCAAGCAGGGCGCGCACAGGTACGCCGAGGCAGCCGAGGTTTTGCTGGTGGCCGTCGCACTGGACGACAAGCCGGTAGCGGTCTGGGACACGCAGGACCGGCCAGACTGGCGCTTCGACCTGCAGCGCCTCATCAACGACGCCGACACCATCGTCATCCACAACAGCGCGTTCGACCGGACGGTGCTGCGCCACAACGGCGTGCACGTACCCGTGGAGAAGATCGAGGACACGATGGTCATCGCGCTCGCGCACAGCCTGCCGGCGTCGCTGGGCAGCCTCTGCGACGTGCTGGGCGTACCGCAAGATAAGGCTAAAGACAAAGCCGGTCGACGGTTTATACAGCTATTCACGAAGCCGTGTCCCAAGAACTGGAAAACCCGGCGCGCAACACGGGAGACACACCCAGATGAGTGGACAGCCTTCATCGAATACGCCCGTCTCGATGTGGACGCGATGCGAAACATACATGGACGCATGCCGGCTTGGAACAATTCACACGGTGAGCGGCACCTTTGGGGACTTGACCAAAGAATTAACGACCGTGGTGTCGCCATCGATCTTCAGTTCGCAGGCGCCGCAATTCGAGCTTTTCAACGAGCTACACGATCTCTGGCCGCTCGTGCGTCCCATCTGACCGGGGGCGACGTGTCGTCGACGACGCAGCGCCAGCGCTTCCTCGACTACATGCGCGACGCCCGGGGCTTCGAGACGGAGGACCTGACCAAGGGCACCGTGGAGACGCTGCTCAAGGGCACGCTGGACCCGCACGTCCGCGAGCTGCTGGAGATCCGCCAGCAGGCCTCAGCCACGTCACCGGCGAAGTTCGGCGTCCTGATCGGCTCGACGTCCACCGACGGCCGCCTGCGCGGCACCGTGCAGTTCTGCGGCGCCGGGCGCACCGGCCGCGACGCGGGGCGGATATTCCAGCCCCAGAACCTGCCGCGTTCGCCCGACTGGTTCGACGGGGACGTGCAGGAGGCCACGATTGCGGCGTTCAAGTACGACTGCGAGGACATCATATACGACAATGTCAGCGAGCGCTGCGCCTTCGCCGTGCGCGGCGCGCTGGTGGCCGAGCCCGGCAACAAGCTCGTCATTGCCGACCTGTCGAACATCGAGGGCCGCGTACTGGCGTGGCTGGCGGACGAGCGGTGGAAGATCGAGGCGTTCAAGCTGTATGATCGCGGCGAGGGGCCCGACCTGTACAAGGTCACCGCAGGCGTCATCCTCGGCAAAGATCCGCAGGAGGTCACCAAGGCCGAGCGCCAGACGCAGGGCAAGGTGCCCGAGTTGGCTGGGGGCTACGGTGGCGGGCTGGGCGCGTACCGCAAGATGGGCGGCGACGTGTTCAACGCCATGGACGACGACGAGATCATGACAATCGTGCGCGGCTGGCGCAAGGCACACCCGGCGACGAAGAAGCTGTGGTACGACGTCGAGGGCGCCGTCCGTTCGGCGGTGCTCACGCCCGGCGACAGCTTCGACGTGCGCGGCCTGCTGCGGGTAGACACGGCGAGCGGCCCCGACACCGTCGGCTACGTCCGCATCCGCCTGCCGAGCGGCCGCTATCTCTGCTACCGCAACCTGCACAAGGATGACGCGGGCAAGCTGCTGTATGAGGGCGTCGACCAGTACACACGCCAGTGGAAGCTGCTGGAGACGTACTACGGCAAGCTGGTGGAGAATGTCGTGCAGGCAATCGCCCGCGACGTCTTCATGACCGGCCTGCGCAAGGCCGAGGAGGCTGGCTACCCGGTCGTCCTGCGCGTGCATGATGAACTGGTTTGCGAGGTGCCGGACGACCCGTCGTTTACCGACGCGGCGTTGTCGGCTATGATGTCCACCAACCCAAGCTGGGCAATCGGCCTGCCACTGGCGGCGGCGGGGTTTGAGGCGCGGCGCTATAGGAAGGGTTGATGTTCACGCAGCTCGACCCCTCGATCCCGATGGACACCCCGAAGGGGCGCGGGCTGGCGTTGGCCGTTATCGATTACGGCCTCGAACACAACCTGCTTTGGGTCGTCGCGGTCGACGAGACGCGCGAGATATGGTGCGTGCCCAATGCCGACGTGCGCGTGCAGCCGAACTGGTCGGCGGGAAGGCCGCCACCATGACCCCCGCCAGCAAGCTGCAGGACCACCTGAAGAAGCTCGTGCAGGGCAGCGGGGGCCAGTACCGCAAGGTGCGCTGGGAGAACCGCAACGGGTGCCCTGACTGCTACATCTGGTGGACGTGGCCGCGCGCCGCCTTCGTGGAGGTCAAGGCCGACGGCGACCGTCTCAGCGGCCACCAGCAGCGCGAGATCGAGCGCATGCGGGCCGACGGCGTCCCGGTGTTCATCGCCCGGTCGATGGAGGACATCGACGATATCGTGAAAATAGTTAGGGAGGGGGGTTGCAACCTCTGATTGCATGTGCGAGAAGGGTTCATCAGCAACGCAAACAGGGACTAAGCAAATGGCACTTTCACTCTCTTATCGCGACGATCTGGTCGATCTGGGTCGTGACGAAGACGGTTCAGTTATCGTGGGTCGTTCGTTTTACGTAGTAGCAGAAGACGAAGCCGGTCATCGTTGGGCGCACGCTCATTCGTTTCTGGATCATGCCGAGCGTTACGATGCCGAGGAAGGCCTTCATTATTGGGCGCGTCGTTGGGACAACGAAGCTGAAGACGCAGTCGCCGCTCTTCTGGCTCGTATCGAAGCCGCTGTGGCCGCCGGTCGTCGTCTGGACGCCGCTCATTGGGTCGAGGTCGATCCGGCGTATGGCTCGGCTGCTTATCAGGATTTGGCCGCCGTCGGTTACTTCGCCGCTCGTGAGCGTCACGAGGCTCGCGAAGCAGGCGAAGCGGTCCCCTTCGATCAGCTTTGCGATTATCATTTTGCGTGAGGCGCGTGGGGGCTTCGGCCCCCACCAACTTGGAGACACCGACATGACCATCAACAAAAACTACAAAGACCGGACGATCAGTTTCGAGTGCGATACCTGTGGAGACGAGTATGAGGCCGACGGCCTCAACTTCTACGACGCCTACGATGACTACAAGCAAAACGGCGGCATCGCGCGCCTTGTCGGCGGGGATTGGGAGCACACCTGCGAGAACTGTAAGTGACCTTCACCCCTCACGACTACCAGCAGGAGGCAATGGCGCACCTGTACAACGTGCGCCGGAGCGCCCTGTGGATGCCCATGGGCGGCGGGAAGACCGTCAGCACCCTGACGGCGCTGGACAACCTGTCCCTCGTCGAGGACGTGTTCCCCGCGCTGGTGCTGGCCCCTCTGCGCGTCGCCCGGTCGACGTGGCCGGACGAGGTCGCCAAGTGGCCGCACCTGTCCCACCTGCGCGTGTCCGTCGTCACCGGCACGCCGAAGCAGCGGCAGGCGGCGCTCGACGTCCCGGCCGACATCTACACAACGAACTACGACAACCTTGTGTGGCTCCGGGAGGCGCTGGGCGACGCATGGCCGTTCCGAACGGTCGTCGCCGACGAGTTCACGCGGCTGAAGTCTTTCCGCATCAGGCAGGGCGGCTCACGCGCCCGGGCGCTGGGGCAGGTGGCACACACGCACGTCGGCCGCTTCATCGGCCTGACGGGCACGCCGGCACCGAACGGCGTCAAGGATCTGTGGGGCCAGATCTGGTTCCTCGACAAGGGCGAGCGGCTGGGCCGCACGTTCAGTGCCTTCGTGTCTCGCTGGTTCTTCAAGGGCCGCGACGGGTTCAGCCTCATCCCCTACGAACACGCGCAGAGAGAGGTCGAGGAGCGGCTGCGCGACATCTGCCTGACCGTGCGCGGCCTGCCGGTCGACAAGCCCATCACCAGCCCGATCTACATCGACCTGCCGCCGGCAGCGCGCCGCGCGTATGACGAGATGGAGGAGGAGATGTACACGATCCTCAACAGAGAGGGCGTCGAGGCGGCCAACGCCGCCGTGCGGACGCAGAAGTGCCTGCAGCTCGCCAACGGTGCGATGTACACCGATGAGTACGGCAACTGGCAGGCCGTGCACGACGCGAAGCTGGACGCGCTTGAGAGCGTCATTGAGGAGGCGAATGGCGCCCCCGTCTTGGTGGCCTATAACTTCAAGCACGATCTGGAGCGCCTGCGGGGCCGGTTCCGTCAGGGCCGAATGTTGGACGCCGACCCGCAGACGATCAGGGACTGGAACGCCGGCCGGATCTCGATCCTCTTCGCACACCCGGCGTCGGCAGGACACGGGCTGAACCTCGCCGACGGCGGCAACATCCTCGCCTTCTACGGGGTCAACTGGAACCTTGAGGAGCACATGCAGATCATCGAGCGGATCGGCCCGATGCGTCAGAAGCAGGCCGGGTACGACAGGCCGGTGTTCATCTACCCGATCCTCGCCCGCCACACGGTCGATGATCTCGTCATGGACCGCCTGTCGTCGAAGAAGAGCATTCAAGAAATCTTATTGGAAGCGATGAAGAGGAAAGCGAAATGAATTACCAGTGTGGCATATGCGACGCGTTTTACTGGGATCTGGCCGGCGCCGAGGCCGATGCGGCGCTCGCCAAGCTGACCGGTGGCAGCTCTGACTATTACAAGGTGCGCGTCGAGAGGCCGACGTCCGGCGGCGAGCCGTACATGGCAGAGTGCAACGACATCATCGAGGCGTTGTGCATGGAGTACGACGTGGCGAATGCGTTCAAGGCGGCGTGGCGCGTGGCCGCGCTACGTCAAGGTCACGGCAAGCCGGGGCAGGACAGCGCGCGGTACGACGGCGAGAAGATCGTGTTTTTTGGGCAGCGAATTGTGGAACGGGAGAACGGGAAGTGAGTGAATACGAATGCTACGAGCGCGTGCTGCGCGAGTTGGGGCTTCCGCGAACACGGGAAAACTATCTCTACGTGCTGTACGACGGCAACCTACCCGAGGACTGGGACGAAGAAGCCGAGGAGCAGTTGCCCCCCGACCTCCGCATCATTTGACCTGAAACATCCTGCGCACAGGCTTGCCGAGTAACTCCGCGATCTTGTACCGAGCGTCATCTGGCGAGCTAGAAGTGCGCCAGATGTCCGAGACGGCTTGTTTCAATTCTGCTGTTTTCTTGTTTTGACCCCACAAATCTCTAACACCTTCCCACGTTGCTGATTGCACTTCGCGGGGTGCGCTGAAGCCCATCTCCCTCGCGGCCAGAGTGTGCATGTCGGACAAGGGGCCATAAAGCCCTTTTGAGCCGGTGACTGCGCTGTCGGCAGCGCCGGGTGCGCCACCAGCACCGGGGCCAAGACCCATACCTCGGTACACAATGGGGTCGTCACCACCGCCGGGAAACAGGCTGGCGGCCCCCGCGCTGTGCGTGTCAATCGTTGAGATTGGCGCTTCGCTATAGGGATTGGCGATGTTGTTGTAGAATGACGGAACTTTGCCGCCACCCAAAAGTTGCGAGTTGATGCTCTCGATGGATGGGTTATCCATGATGCTCAACGCTTTGGAAATGACATCGCCGCTACCCCATGTGATGTTGCTGTACGGGTCGCCATACTCGCCGGACAGGTTGATGCGGTTTACCATCGGGTCGTTTCGCGTCGCGTCGGCGAGGGAAACGCGCGCAAACTTGGCAAACTTGTCGGGCAGTTCTTCGTAAGGCATCGCCGCAATTCTTGCGGCGTAGTCCGGCCCGAGTTTCGCAATGGCGCCCGGGGTTTTCATGTTTGCAATTCGGTTTTCGATGTACCGGCGCGCTTCTTGCGGATCGACAGAAAAGCGATCTTTGTACATGTCCATGAGGCGATCAAGTCTGCCGACATTGATGTCCCACGGGGTTTGCGGCGATGTTACCGCAGCCACGCCGTACCCGGCTTCTGGCGGAAGCCCCGCGCGTGCTGCCGCTCTTTCAGAGACAAGTTTTGCCGTGGGGTACCAGCCGCGAGCTGCTTCAACTTTTTCAGCCGGCATCAAGTCGTTCATGATGAACTTGAGATTGTCCGCGCCTCGGCGAAGGCTTTCCGCGTAAATGGTTTCGGGGTCCAGCCCTTCAGTTCCGCGCATGAACGGTTCTTCGGAGAGCATCCGCATGTTGGTGCCAAATGCCTTTGGCGCAGCCCGCAACGCTTCCCCGCTTTGAATAAGGAGCTGCTCGTCAGGGTTTCCTGAGACACCGTAGTTGGGCGGAGTGGGGCGCCGCGTGCTTACCATGTGCGGGCTTTCGGCTCCGGCGAGTTGTGCTCGGGTCCGAACAGCCAGAGGTGCCTTGGCGCGTGCGGCTGCCTTGGCCACCGGCGCAGCCGCCTTAGCAGCGCGTGCCGCTGGCTTGGCAACCTTCGCGGCAGCCTCCACCAACTTAGCGGCCTCCTCGGCCTTCTTTGCCGCTTTGGCGGCCTTTACGGCGAAGCTCATGATACCCATTACCGGACACTCATTGGATGGCGGGAGAAACAGCGATCCGCAGACACGCGGCCGCCGACGGCGTAGCCCTCGAAATGGCGCTGGAACTGTTGCCAAGCATCGTCGTCTAACCCCTGCGCGCCCGGAAATCCGTGCGCGTTAAAATCGTATGATTTGTAAGCCTCGTCCAACCTGTTGTCGTCGATGACCTGCTGGTAATTCTCGCGCGTGATGTAGCGCCCGTCGGGCAGCTTCACCAAGCCGGTGTTGCGCAGATCGCCGACGTTGCCCCACTTCTGGCCCTTCACGAAGTCCTGCACAAACGGCAGGTAGTCGTCCTTCGGCGCGCGGTTCTGCTTGCCCTTGATCTGGACGATGTCTTGGCTGGAGTACTCAACAGGGGGCAAGCCCCTTTCGCGCAACCACGCATCACTGAGCGCGAGTGTGTCTACGCCCCTTGTGTTGACGCGTTTGATGTAATTCTGCCACTCCGGCAGAACGCCGAGCTGCCGAAGATGTTCAACTGCAGCCGTGGGTTTATGCACGGGAGACGTCTCAATCGTCACGTGCGGCTCGCCCTTGGCGTCGCGCAGCGAGAAGATGCGCGACTTGCCGGACGCGACCTCGTCGCAGTAGCCGCCGACGCAGTGACCCATGGTGTCACCCTCGTACTTGAGCGCGTCCTGCAAGCTGGGGTGAAAACTCTGGGTGTCACCAGTGTTATCGTTATAAAAGCCCTTGCCGTCCGGCAACCAGCCTTCTGGGAGAGGCGCATCCTCTCCCGGTGTCTTCAGCTCCGTCCAGCGCAGCCCCATCGGATTGTTCTCGGTGTACTCCTTGAACGTCTGCACGGCCGGGTTGCTGGCGCTGCTCAACGCGGCGCGCTCCATCTCCTTGGCGCGGTACTGGTTGATCTTGCCGACCTGCTCCACGGCCTGCGGGAACGTCATGCGGCCGAGGCTCTCCGGTCGTACGGCGAGGTCGAGCGGGATGCCAGAGGCTTCGGGGTTCAAGGCGTTAAGGAACTCGTCTGTGAAGTGCGTGAGATCCAGACCGCCACCACCGATGCCGTAAATCTTGTCCGTCACCGGCAGCTTTGCGAGCCACGGCATCGACAGCATAGCGTTGGCGCGCAAGTCGTCTCCCGCGCCGGGCATGCCACCCTTCGGGTTGCGGGGCAGTAAGACACTGCCGATGGTATCTTCCTGCAAAATGTCGTTGACTGTCTGCTGCCAGCGTTCCGGCGTCATCTCAGGATCGTAGTGCATCCCGCGCTCGGCGAGTGCACGCAGCGGGTCGTCCGGCGATCCAAACTCGTTCTTGTAGTATTTGGTCATCGCCCTTTCGAGCCACGCCGCCGCCGGGCTGTTGTTAGCGACGCGCCCACCCACAACACCTTGCTCCTCGGGAACCCAACCCGACAGTTCAAAGTCCAAAGCGTGAGTGCGAGCGGCGGCTTCCGGTGAGTAGTTCGCCCCGTCAAAATCTTTGATGGCCCACCACTGACCGCCGCGCGGCTTGGCGGCACCCGGCGGGAGACCGGGGCCGGGCGCCGGCAGCGCCAGCATCCTCTCCGGCGCGGGCAGTGCGAGCATGCCCTGCGGCATAGGTGCCACGTCCTCAACGGCGGCAGCGAGGGGAGCCGCCCGCCGACCGCGCACGGCCCTGCCGGCCAGCGCACCGGCACCCTCCAGCGCCCTTACGGCCATCTTGCCGGGCACGGGTGCCACCATCATGGCAGCCTCGTAGGCACTGCTGAGCGGGTTGTCGTACAGTTGCCCCGGCAACGCCTGCACGCCGCTGACGATGGCGTCCTGCGCGCCTCTCGACATGCGGGTCGCGCCCGGGTCGTAGCCGGCACCGCGCGGTGCGCCCATCGCGTCGAGACCGCGCTGCGACGTGCCAGTCACGAGCTGGTTGCCAGTCCTGCCGAGGAGCTGGGCGATGTCCGCACCGGCGTCGAACGTGGGGCGGTAGTCGCCGCGCAGCGCAGGCCCACGCAGCTCTTGCGGCAGCATGTCTCCCAGCCGCTGGGCAGCGCCGAGGGCGAAGCGGCTGCCCGTGTCAGCCATCTCCGGCAGCGAGCGCACGCCCTCCACAATGCGGCGGCCCACCACGGGCGCGTCGCTGGCGATGTTGCGGCCGTACTGCGCAAGCAGCTCCGCGAGGGTCGGCTCCTTCTTGCGCGGCTTGACGGCCATCAGCGGTACTTGCTCGCAAGGTTCATCAGACCGCCACGATACATGCCCACCGGCGCATCGACAGGCGTGCCGTCGCGGCGAACACGAACGCCGTCGGGCCGGAGGTACGTATCGGTGGCGAGGTCGTAAGTGGCCCCCTTCGGCTGCTCTATGGTCGTCGTGGCGTAGTCCTCGGGGGTCTGTTCCATCGGATTGAACTGCTGCCCAATCGCGGAACCAAGGTGGCTCACCGGCACCGCATACTTCTCCATCAGCGAGCCTAGCGCCTCGATTGGTTTGGGACGTTGCCCCGCGAACAGCTTCGGCAGTACGTCACGCACGCCGGGGGCGTTGATCAAGCCCATCGCCGCGTTCGGTATGAGGGTCGTGGGCGAAAGAAACGCGCCGCCACCCGTTACGGTCAAACCGGCGGCGAGACGCTCCGACGAACCGGAGCTGGGAAAGGCATTGCCGAGGATGTTTTGTCCGGCCTCGGCGAGGCGCTGGCCCTCAACGTCGCCCTCAACGAAGCCGCGAGACCGAGCGCGCGTGTCGCCGGCCCGCTGGCGGTTCAAAATCTGCGCTGGGGAAAACTCGCCCGGCTTGGTGCCAGCCATGCGCGCGGCTTCTTGTGCCTGCGCGAGTATCGCGAAGCCCCGGTCGGTCTGGTTCATCATGTCAACCACCTCGGGCGGCGAATGCCGACGAGCTGCGGCGTCAAGGACATCTTGCATGTCGGCCACGCCGTCTGCCAGCTCTTGGTCGCCCCTCTTGGCAAACGAGCTCCTGCGCGTCTTCAGGAGGCTGGACAGTGATTTATAGTCGTCGCCGCCAATCGGGTTGGCGGTACGCCGCGCCAGTTGATCGTCGAGGAGCTTGTTCAAACGGCTTGCGTTGTCAGGCGAAAACGTGACGCCGTCGTTGATTTTCGCCTTCAGGTTGGCGATATCATCCAGCAGTTCTTGATCCGGGACAACCGCCATCTGTGCGCGAAGAGTGTCGTACTGCTTGTCAAAAGCGGCTCCCGCAGCCTTCATCCGCTCGTGCGGTTTCATGCCGTCTGGCAGCTTGAAGTTGATGTATTCGCCGGCCTTATTTAAGTAAGCCGTGCCAAAGTCGTTGAACGCACGCCTGCGGGCAGCGATACTAACATCGCCGCCGCCGATAAGCAGGCGAGATGCGGCTTCCTCCACCTGATCCGCACGACCGCCAAGCGTCTGCATTGGAGATAGGCGCACGCCGGCCTCACGCAGGATCTTGATGTCCTCGTCCGTATTTGGCTTGAGAACTCGTTTCACGACGGACGGGGCCGCAGACCCCATACCGGAAAAGATAGCGTTGGTGGCGGCCCCGGAAAGGCGCTCGCCTTCCGGTGCACCCGTAGCACCAGTGACGGCGCTGTAAATAAGATCAGCCAGCGGCTCGGCCTTGGCGGCGGACATGCCCACGGCCCGGAGGCCCAAGCCGCCCAAGCCGGCCATGGCTGCGCTGCCGAGGACGTCACCCGTGCCCGTCGCCCATGGCGACGCCTCACGGACGCCCTCGACGGTCCTGCCGATGTCCTCGTCGAGCATGGCGGGGATGCCCAGCGTCGTCGCGTTGACGACGCCGGTGGCCACGCCGCCGGGCGTCGAGAGCAGGCTCTCGTTGACGCCGCGCTCCACGGGCGTCAACGGACGCTCTAGCGGAGCCGCGCCGCCGAAACGGGCGCCGCTCTTTACGGCGTCGACTACCCTTTTGGCTTCTTCAGCAGATGCCCGACCGGGCATGTTGTACGTCTTCGCGGTGCTGTTGAAGAACGTCTGAAACTCCGTCGGGTCGAGGTCTTTCCCCTTGGTGTTGACGAAATCAATCAACGCCGCCTGAAACTCTTTCGGCACGGCAACAGTCGTGGTCTCGGCTCCGGCACCTGCGGTGCGTTCCGTTTTTTGCGGGGGTGTTTCGCTTTTTACCGGGGCAACCATGCCGATGGGCGTGAACCCCTGCTCAAGCAAAACCTTGTCCGCGTTAGGGCCGGCGGGTCCGGCTTCATTCCGCATGTTTGCGATGGCCAGAATGCGCTGCTGCCGTTTTTCCGCAATCTCTTCCGGGCTTGCATCGGCACTCGGGTAATAGATGCTATATTGATTTGAGAGTTCGAACGGCGCGATGACGGCGCCGCTCTCCTTGCGGAGCGACGCCATGAGAAAGTTTTTGATGAAATCACGGTTTCTCGTGCGCTCGCTCGTTGCCGCTTTCGCCGTCAAGCCCGGAGCAATTTCATACGCCGTTCTGCCAATGAGACTGTCTGGATCTTGCTTCAGCTTGTCCATGGATTGTTCGGACGAAAGCATGCGGGAGTAAAAGGAGGATGCCCTGCCCTGCCCTTCGCTTAGGGTGACGCCGGAGTTTTTGAGGGCTTCAAGCTCAATGCGCGCTTTCTCAAGGTCAAGCGCCGCCTTTTCTGCCTTGGACCGAGCCTCACGGATTTGATCCGCCGACGTGGCTGTTGCAACAGCGGCGTCAGCGCCCTTTTTTGCGGCATCAGCAGTGCGCGTAGCGACAGCGACGCCCGCCTCCGCGTCCTCGATCACCTTCTTTGAAACGGGAACTGGTTTGTCGGGGTAGCCCGCAAGAAACGATTGAACCATGTTTTGTCTCCGCCTTACGATGCAGGCTTGTATTTAGGCTTGGTCGGATCGCCACCAGCCACAATCATGCGCGAATTTATAGGCAAGAAATTAACCTGCCGGGGGTCCGTGAGGACGTAGTTTCCAAATTCATCCTGCTGCGGAAACTCCGGCGCGCCCCCCGTTCCGGGCCGCTGCTGGTAGCCGGGGCCGCCGGGGATAGGGTCATACTTCGGCGCGTTGCTCTTGCCTGCGGCGGCCATCAACCGCGCAACCGACAGTCGCGTGGTCACGTCCTGATTGGCGAGGCCCTGCGCACCCCTCAATTGCGCCAACTGCATCGCGTTCAGCGCCTCCGTGCGGCCCTCTTCACCAACACGTGTCGCCTTGGCCTGCTGTTGCAGGACGGGCATGACGTTGTTCAAGACGCCGCTGAAGCCGCGCACGGTGGTCGGCCGGGCCAGCGCCGCGCTGAGTTCGAACAACTGCTCGCTGGTCGAGGGGCCGACGCGGCGCTTCCGGGTCTCCTCCGCCACGCGGTCATAGAACGCACGTTGCTCGCGTGCCAGCCGCTGGCTCTCGGACATCGAGGCCCGCAGACCTGCAAGTTCGCTCGCGGGCAACGAGCCTTCAAGGCCGGCAAACATGCCAAGGGCGCCAGTCTCGGCGTCGTCGGTGCCCGTGAAATCTTCGTCCACTGTATTCTCCACTCACGTCGGAGGCGTACTCCGTAATAGCATTTTCCGCCGGGGTGCGGAAGGGTTACGGCCCGATGAGCTTTGACAGCACGCCACCCTTTTCCAGCGCGCCGCCGAGGCCCGCCAGCACGCTGCCGATCTGCGCGGCCGTGCTGGCCGGATACTGCTGCTGCACACCGGACGGCGAGATGCCCTGCTCCTGCGTGGCCGACGGGATGCCCGTCGCGACGCCCTTGAACGTGGCGAGCATCTTGTCGATCTGCTCCTGCGGGTAGCCTTCTTGGCGCAGGAAGTCCTGATACGCCACGTCGAGGCTCTTCTGGCCCTGCTGCTGCTGCTGTGCGCCCACGGAACCCAGCGCGCCTGCGCCGGTGAGGCCGAGGCCCTGCGCCTGCCCGGCGAGGCCCGACAGCGCGCCAGAGGCGGCCAGTTGCTGCCCCTGCTGCACGTTCGCGAGGTTGCCGGCCGTGCCGGCCAACTGACCCATGCGCGACAGGTCGGTGCCGGCCAGTCCTGCGGCCTGCGTGTAGCCGCTCTGGAGGGCCTCCGTCTGCCGTCCGAGGATGTCGGCGCTGGTGTCGCGCACGGCGCGTGCCGTGTCCGTCATCATGCCCGAGGGCGTGCTTGCGCCGCCACGGCCGCCGTAGCCGAGCTGACCGGCTTGGATGTAGCGGCCCTCGATCTGGGGCATGATGTTCTCGGTCAGGTTGCGCGTGCCGAGTTCGCCGATGCGGCTGACGACGGCGTCCGTGTACGGGTTCATGTACTGGCCGATGTTCGACACGGAGGACTGCCCCGCAGCGCCGAGGAAGGGCTGCGCGACTTCCAGTGCACCCGGCGCGGCTGCCGCGCCCTGCGCGGCCGTCGTGGCCTGCCCGAGGAGGGGCTGGTAGGCGTCGGCGGCGGTGCCGGTCTTCTGGAACGCCTCAAGCTGCGCCGGGGTGAAGCCGGCCACGCGCGGCATTGGCGCAGTCGTGAACGGCCGATTGGAGAGGGCCTTCTGCCCAGCCAAGATATCCTGCGCGTAGTTCGTGTAGAAGTCCGGCAGGACCGTCTGCTTCGTCATGTCCGTGAGGGCAGAACCCTGCGGAATGGCTGCGCCCTCGGTGAGGAAAGAGCTTACACTGGCCACTAGATACGTCCTCCGGTGAGATATGCTTCGGGCTTCTTGGCGTCGGAGCTGAAGCGCCCCTGTGACAGACGCTGCCCCTTGTGCTTGCGGATCTTGACGCGCAAGTCGTCGAGCTTCTGCGCGCCGGCCTTGCTCGACCCGTCGCCCAGCAGGGCCACGGTCTCGGCGTCGATGACGTACTCGCCGTCCGACAGCACGGCCGGGATGTCGTCACTGCGGCCCGTGCCGGGGCCGTTGACGGCGAAGGACGAGCGCGACGGACGGCCACCGCGCTTCGCCTCGAGCGAGCCGCCGTGGGCCATGCCAGTTGGCGGCTGGGGCACGTAGTTGAAGAAACTCTTCTCCGGGCGCTGGCCGTACGTCAGCCAGTCCTCGTCAGTTACCGGACGCGCGGCGAGGTTCGACGCGGTGCCGACGCCGCCGGGGATGTTCACGTCTGCGCCAGTAGGCAGCTTCGCCGAGAAGATCGGGTTGAGGCGACCCAGCCCGCCGGGCACGATGCCGGCCGCCGTGCCTTCGGGGCCACCACCGCCGCCGAGCAAGCCGATGGCGGACGAGGCGAGGCCCGCGAGACGCAGGTAGTCGGAGACGCCAAGTTTTTTTGGCGTATCTGCGGCAGTGCCGGGAGCGTTCAGCGCCTCTTGGCCCGTAAGGCCACCAAGCGCCGTCAGCGGAAGCGCCTCAAGCCCGGTGAGCGGTTTTTTGTTAGCCGTGACGACAATTTCGTTGGGATCGACGGCGGGCGTCTCGAGCGGCGCAAACGGCGTGATCGGGATAGGCGGCGCGATAGCAAAATCCGAAAACTTGCTGGCCGTAGGATTAAGCTCGGGCTGCTCTCTTGCGCCCGGATCAGTAGCCTGTTGGGCAACCGCAGGCTCGACGGTGAGGGGCGGCGGGTTAAACGCGGACAGCGTTGGCTCCACCAGTGAGCTGCCCGCGTTGATCAGGCCGCTGCCGATAGAAGACGCGGGATCAGTAAGCACGTTTGCACGAACTGTAATCGGCTGCTCATCACCTGCCCGCTGCTTGGCAGCCTCTTCGGCAGCAATCTGATCTGCCGCCAACTTCAACCCCAAGTTGCCGACGCCGCTCAACCCTGCCGCGAGCGACGGAAACGCATTCGAAGACGGTACACTGCCGGGAACCGTGATCAGCGGCGAGTCACCGGGCAAAGCGGCAAACGACGGTGGCGGCTCTTGAGCGGCAAGCGGTGTCTGCGTAGTCGCCGGCTGCGAGGGCAGCAGCGACTGGCCGAGGTTGGACAGTCCAGCCTGCACCACGGACGGGGCAACTTGCGAGAGAAGGCTGGGCGCGGCGTTCTTCAACGCGCTGACCAAGATTTCACCGGGTATCGCTTGGCTAAGGGCGCCACCAGCCCCTTGGGCAATGGCACCGCCAACACCTTGGGCAGCAGCTTCAGCGGCGGCGTTTTTTGCCGCTGTTCCGAATGGCTCAAGGCCCAGCGGGTTACTCGGGCCGGTGAAGCCTTTAAGCGCGCCAGCAGTCGCCCCCGAGATAGCCGCCGCGATGAGCGCATCTTTTGGGGTGTAACCCGATGTCAACTTAGTGACCCCGGTGGTCCCCGCAGCGGCAGCCGCAGCCGCAAGCGGGCCGGCGATAGGCGCAGCAAGAAGCCCCAGCGCGAGGGGGATGCCGTAATTGGCTATCGCCCCGGCCAACCCAGTGGGGCGCGGGTCATCCTTGCCAAAAAGCTCTTGGCCGGGGGTGAAACCGCCCTGCTCGTTGGCCGGAAACAACTGAAAGCCATACGGCAGCTTGCCGGACAGATCGACAAGGCCAGCCATCTCTTCGGGAGTGGTGGCGCTGCCGAGAACCTTTTCGCCGCGTCCGTCCGTCATGATGTACTTCTGGCCCGGCTGGAACACCACCGGAGCGGCATTCCGGTATTCCATTTCCCCCAATGCGTTTGGCGCGCCGACTTGGCCCGTGTCAAAACGGAACACCTGCCCGGTGCTGGCTGCTGGGTTCGTCGGATCGAAGCGGGCGCTGAAATCAGGCAGACCAAAGACGCCGGAGCTGCCCATTGGGCCGCCGCCCTGCGACGTGTCTGTCGAGGCTACCTCTACGCCTTTCGCTGCCTGCTGGGCGATGTAGCTGTTGAGGGCATCACTGTTTTGTGTGGAGAGAGCGTTTGCCTTTTGCTGCTGTTCCGTAAAAGCCTGCGCCGCGCGCTGGATCTCTTCTAGGTTGTACGCCGGCGGCGCTGTGTACGGGTCGACGGCAAAGGGCGGCGCTTCGTACGCAGGCGGCGGCGCAACGGCAAAAGACGGCAAACCTGCGCCGCCGTAACCGCCGCTGTACTCGTCAGCGTCAAACATGTCGCCGCCGTACATGTCGCCGCCGTACATGAAGTCGTCGAAGCGCATCAGCCCTGTCCCTGCAACATCGGGTATACGCGCATAGCCCACTCCCGCCAGTCAGTGAAACCAAAGGGGTCCGGCACGGTGCGCTGCGTAAACGGTGACGCGCGTACAAACCCTGCAGCCCACGACTGCCACTCGTTCTCGTCGGTGAGTTTACCGAAAGACCAAGCGTCGCCGACCGACAGCACTACACTATCCGCGTAGTCCAGTAAAGTCATGCCGCGCGGGTCTATCATCCGATTGTCGTCCCATCGCCCGGCTGGAGGTGCGCGAGGACGAGGCCCATCTGATAATCGCCGCCGACGCAGTTGCTTGTAAAGCGGAAGCGCAGCTCGCGCCGCTGCTCCTTGAAGTAGACGACCTGCTCCTGCGGCGTCTGCGGCGTCTCGACGAAGGTCTTCGCCGGGCCGTTGACCTCCGGCGCGCGGGCGTTGGCGCGCCCCCGCACCTCGACCGTCATGTCGCCGGACTGCACGAAGTCAGGCTCGAGCATCAGCACCTGTAGCGCCCTGCTCGTCTGGCTCATGACGGGCATCGAGATGTCGGCCGTCTCGAAGTACGACGGGATCGGGTTGACGAACAGGCCGTCGATCTCGTCCGTGCCGACCTCATGCACCCAGAACTTGTACGGGTTGTTGTATGTGACCGTGAACGTCGCAGCAGAGCCGGCACCGCCGGTGACGGCTGCCGGGTTCGCGGGGGTCGACGAGTACGAGCCTGCATTCGATATGCTGGCCGTCAGGATGGCGCCGGGTCCGCTGACGGTGTTGACGGTGATCTCCACCGGGATCAGGTACTGACCACCGACCAGCGTCAGCACGTTCCCGGCAACGTAACCCGTCCCGCCGGCGGTGATCGCAATCGCGGTGGCCTGCGCGTCCTGCGGCGCGACGCCAGTCATAAGCGGCTTGGGGAAGACAGCCGGGAACAGGCCTGCACCGCGCCCGAAGTTCGGCAGCGGCGTGTCGTACCACGTGTTCTCGCGGATGTTGTAGATGATGGCGTGGTCCGGCTCGATGCTGTCGCCCTTCGGGAAGCACCACCAGATTTCGCCGTAGCGGGGAACCTTCATCGCGAACACCTTCTGGCGCATCGCGTAGTTCAGATTGTCGAAGAAGAAGTTGAGGTTCAACGTGTTCGGTATCTCGCGCACGACGCCGTTGAACGACAGGAAGCGGTCGGTGCCGAGCCAGTAGAAGATGCCGTCGTACTCGATGACGGACTGCGCCGAGAGGATCGACGACTGCGCACTCAACGTGTCGAACTGAAACGTGGCGGTGCCACCGATGTAGGACATGCGGATCAGGCTGTCTGCCGACCACAGCAGGCCCGAGGGTGAGTTGCCCGGGCCACCGCGCAGCGGCATGCCGCGCACAATCTTCTGCCCCGTGACGTAGGCGTTGCCTGCGCCGGAGCCGACGTAGTCCGTGGGGTCTCCCGGCACGGACCACATGACGAAGCCGTCATTGCCGAAGGCGACGGTATATGGGTGCAGGGAGACGATACCGCCGGTGGCGCTGTACACCGCAGGCAGGCTCGTCACCTCGACGAGGGGCGCCGTACCGAACTCGTCGCCGGTGAAGAGCTGGCCGCCCGTGCTGTTGCAGATGCAGTCGAGGTTCGGCGCCACCTGCGCCACCAGTTGCAGGCCACCGCCGAGGGCCGTGTCCACGTCGAACTGCCACATGTTGCCGGCGTTCGCGACGAGCGTCGTCGGCGTCCGGTCGGAGATGACGCTCGTGTTGAAGCTGGCGTCGAGGTAGAAACGCTCCAGCAGGTTCGCCGATCCGCCGTGGATGTACGTCAGGCTGTCCTGCGTGTACTCGTGCAGCGTCCGCACCAGTCCGCGCAGGAACTTGTTGATCGAGCGGTAGCCGCCGATCTTACGCGGCAGGGCGCGCTGGAAGCGCACCCACTGCCCGTCGACGTACTGGTCGCCCTCAAACTTCGTACCGTCCCGCTTGATGCCGGGCAGCGACTTGATCTGGATAATGTTCTCGGCCATCGGATTGCCTTACGTGTACGAGAAACTGATTTCGCCACGGGCGCCCGTGCCGCCAGCCGCGCCGCCGTAGTCGAGACCGCCACCGCCGCCACCGCCGCCCGGTGGCAGACCCGGATCTGAGCCTGCGCCGCCACCGGAACCGCTTGCGCCGTCACCGCCGACGTTGCCGCCAGCAGTGTTCTGACCCGCGCTGCCCGAAGTGTTGGTCGTGCCGCCAGTGGCCGTGCCGCCAGCGCCGCCAGCAGATTGGCCGCCGCCGGAACCGCCACCGGCGTTTATGCTCACACTGCCGCCAGAGACCGTGCCCGAGACAGTTGAAGCGCCGCCCGCTATGCCCGCGCCGTTGGTGGACGCGCGCCCGGCGCCGCCCACGGCCACCGTAAAGATGAACGTGTTCCCGCCGGTAACGGCGATAGTCTGTACGGACCTTGACCCGCCCCCGCCACCGCCGCCAGCAGTGGTGCTGTTGTAGCCACCGCCCCCGCCAGCGCCGTCTACCGTGATGGCGCAGCTTGTGGCGCCGGAAGGCACCGTCTCAGTCACACCCGTACCCGTGGTGTAGGTGTTGGTGGACGGGGTGAAATTAGCGGTACCGTAGAAGTTTTGGATGCTGATCTGACCAAACGTAGGCACAGCCCCGTAAGTCCCGGTTGTACCGGGAGGCACCAGCCCGCCACCAGCGTAATACTCGTCCAGCCCAATGGGGTTAGCGCCCCCGAACTCGCCTTGAATGTCGTTGAGCGATAGCGGCCCGCTGGTGGGTAGAGCCATTACTTAGCCCCCCGCAGCTCGTCCAGTTCAGCCTTTAACTCCGCGATGGCGGCGAACGCCACGGCGACAAGTTTTTCGTAATCCACCGCCTTCGTGCCGTCCTCGCGGGTGCGAACGGCCAACGGGAACACCGCCTCTACGTCCTGCGCAATGACACCGAAGTCGCTCTTGCGGACAAAGTAACTATCCTCGCCGCCATGCTCGGCGATGTAGGCGTCCGTCCAATCAAAAGTCTTACCGCCGATGGCAGTCACCGCAGCGAGCGCGCCTTGGATGTCCGCGACATTTTCCTTCAAACGGGCATCCGACGAATAGAAAGCCGTGACATTGTTGGTCGCGCGGATTTCGCCCGCCGTACCGGACGGGCCGGTCCCAACGCCAAGGCTGTTAACTTGGTAGTTGTTGCCCGTGTTAAGCGCGTTCGCTGTAGTCGCTGTGGTGGCCGTCGTAGCCGACCCAGCCGTTGTAGCCGACCCTGCACTTGTAGCAAAGCCAGCCGTCGTAGCCGAGCCAGCCGTAGTAGCCGAGCCAGCCGTAGTAGCCGAATTGGCAGTTGCGGCGTTGCCGGAGATACTGATACCCCAAGTACCAGACGCTCCCGAGCCGCCACGTGAGGGGACATCAAGTGCAGTCTGCGCAGCGCCTGCCGTGGTCGCACCCGTGCCACCGTTGCCGATGGGGAGCGTGCCGCTGACCTGCGTCGTGAGCGAGACGCCCGAAAGCGCGCCGCCGAGAGTGAGCGTACCCGAGGTGGTCACGGATCCCGTCAGCGTAATGCCGTTGACGCTGCCCGCCGTGCCGACCGAGGTGACCGTGCCGGTGTTTGACGTAAAGCCGGACGGGTTGCTGGCGGCGTAGGCGCCAACGGTGCTGTAGTCGATAGTACGCACTGCGGACCCATTGAACGTCGAACCAACTGCCGCACCGCCAGCATTGCTGAAGGTCACAGCATTGGTAACAGACCCAGCCGTAGTGGCCGTAGTGGCCGAGGTGGCGGACCCGGCCGTGGTGGCCGAAGTGGCCGAGGTGGCCGTTGCGGCGTTGCCGGAGATACTGATACCCCAAGTGCCGGTGGCACCGGAGCCGCCCGTGGAAGGGACATCAAGCGAGCTGCGCGCACCCGAAGCGGTAGTTGCTGCCGTACCGCCGTTTGCGAGGGGGAGCGTACCGCTGACCTGCGTGGTCAGGCTGACACCGGACAGCGTGCCGCCGAGCGTGAGACTGCCGGTGGAGGTCACCGTACCCGTCAGCGTGATGCCGTTGACCGTTCCGGTGCCGCCAACACTCGTAACCGTGCCAGTACCTTTGCCGTTAAACGTCGCCCAGTCAGTGCTGGTCAGGTAGCCGTTAACGGAGGCCGTTGCCGCCGCCATGCTGATAACCGGCGTCGTCCCCCCGGTAGACGCGACCGGCGCGGTGCCGGTGACGCTGGTTACCGTGCCGCCCCCGGCTGTGGCAGTGATGGTGATCGTACCCGCGCCGTTGGCGATGCTGATACCGGAGCCGGCCGTCAACGTCGACTTGGCGAGAGTGCCGCCCGCCGTATTGCCGATAAGCAGTTGCCCATCAGTGTACGTGGTCTGACCTGTGCCGCCGTTGGCCACCGGAAGTGTACCGGAGACCTGCGAGCCAAGGGCAACACCAGACAGTGCGCCGCCGAGAGTGAGCGTACCCGAGGTGGTCACTGAGCCGGTGAGCGTGATGCCATTGACGCTGCCCGCCGTGGCGACAGAAGTGACGGTCCCTGTGTTCGACGTGAAACCCGACGGGTTGCTGGCAGCGTATGCACCGAGGGAGGTCAGGGCCGCGCCGGCCGTGGTCGCACCTGTACCGCCGTTGAGAATAGGCAGCGTCCCGCTGACTTGCGTGGTGAGGCTGACGCCGGAGAGCGCCCCACCGAGCGTGAGACTGCCGCTGCTGGTGACCGTGCCCGTCAACGTGATACCGTTGACCGTGCCAGTGCCACCGACGGAGGTGACAGTGCCGGTGCCGACCCCGGCGCCGATGGCCGCGCGGAACGTGGTCGCGTCCAGTGCCGACACGGTGTTGTCCGCGTTGAAACGCGGAAAGGTGACGGCGCTCGGGTCCGGGATGATGAAGACGTTCGCGCCGAGCGTCGTGCCGCCGAGGCTCGTCCGCGCGCCAGCAGCCGTCGTGGCAGCCGTGCCGCCCTGCGCCAGCGACAGGGGCGTCGTCAGCCCACTGAGCGAGGTGATGTCACTGTTGGCGCCGGAGGCCGCCGCGCCGATGGTGGTGCGGACGGACGCGCCCGTGGTGGCCGTGACGATGGGGTCGGCAAACGTCGTGATGCCGAGGTTGAGGCGTGCGGCGGATGCCGTCGTCGCGCCCGTACCGCCGTCCGCGATGGTGACCGGCAGCGTAAACACCGTCGGATCCGAGGCGAGAATTATGCTGGTGCCGTCGCAGTAGTATATGCCCTTGGCGCCCTGATTGATCAGCGTCGGAGATCCGCCGCTCGTTCTCACGGAAAAGGTGAACGCGCCGGTTGTGGCGTTGTTGATCCAATACTGTTGGATTGTGGCCGGCACGATGATCGTGCAGTTGCTCGTCAGTGCGCCGACAAACTTGTACGCGATGCGGTTGAGCTGCGAGCCGGAGAGCGTGACCGTGCCGCCCGTGACGGCAATAGACGTGTAATCGAACGCGAACACCGCCTCCTGCCCGAGGCCGATTGTGTACCAGTTTATGCCGTCGGTGATGACGCTGGCGCTGTCCCCGGGTCGAAGCACCAGTGTGGCGGCGCTGTTGATCGTCTCCGTGCCGGCCGGATCAACCGTCAGATCCCCACCGCCCTCGTTGCGGACGAAGATGAAGAAGTTGTTGCCGGCGGATGCGGCCGTCAGCATGTTCAGCGTGCCAGTGCCAGTGCCGGTCCACACGAACGCTTCAGATCGATTTGAAGTGGCAACAGAGATGCCGCTGGTCAAGAAAGTGGTGACGGGAAGCGACTGCGACAGCGTCGAGCCGGTGGCGGTCAGGCCGAAGCCGGCCAGCGCGGACGGCTGCACAGTTGCGGTCGAGGCGCCGTAGCGGAACACGCGCCACGTGCCGGCGGGGGTTGTGGTGGCCGCCAGATAGACCTGCCACTGCGTCCCGGCGGTGACCGTCGCCAGCGTGTTGCCGGCGAAGTCCTTCACGAAGAAGCTGAAGGTAACGTCGATGTTGTTGAACAGGATCGTCTGGCCAGCGCCGGTCAGCGTGGCATTGGGCAGGACGATGCTGAAGCCGGACGCCGTTGGGTCGACATCAATGATACGCGCGGCTGGGTCTTCGGTTCCCGAACTTTCGAGGGGCCACTCAAGCGGCGTGTCCACGCCGAGGGCAATCGACAGGTAGGACACATCCGAGGGATATATCGTGGTGCCACCGAAAACGGATGTGTAGCTCACTTATGCCTCCTTGCGGACTGATGCGCGGTCGAGGATCTTCGCCAGATCTTCACCGTTGAGCATTGCAGCGGCGCGGTCGTAATACTGCTGCCACGTGCCGATGCGCTCGTCGTTCTTCAGGAACGGGGTCGCCTCGAGCAACGCGCCATACAGCAGGAGCTGGGGAGCGTATTCTGTCAGCCAGTTCGTCTGAATGCTGTCGTCGAGCAGCGGGGGCAGCTCGTAATACAGCACCTCGAAGGGGTACGCCTGATCCGGCGTGGGGGCTATCAGCCAGTGCGAATAGTCGTAATCCGAGTAGAACAGCGGCGTCGCCGTCAGACTTTCGTTCGGCCAATACGAACGCAGATACTCGTAGACGCGCGTGAAGAGGGCGGTGCGGTTGGCATTGCTGGTGCCAGTGCCGATGTTGATGCTGACCGTGTCGCGCCAACGGTCGGGCTTCGCGTACACCGACTGGCCGGGAACCAAGGTGTCAGACACCACCGCGATGAAGCCTTGGATCTTCAGCTCGCGCGCAATGCGCCGCTCCGCCAGATTGATCAGGCGCGGGATCTGTTCATAGACGACCGGGTCCGAGGCATAGGTCGCGCCGCGCTCAAGATAGCGTTGCACGTCCTGCTTCAGCGTGTCAAAGGTCATCGTGGTAGCCATGGGCCGTCCTTATATCACTTTTGTGGTAATTGACTAGCCTCGCGCCACGCCTCGATAGTCAGCCGGTGCTTC